GTAAAATATAAAGTTAAGAATATATTTACAGCGGATCAACTCAATAAAGAATTGAAAATGTGTATTGCCAAAATAGATAAAATGCCAATGGGTTCGCTAGAGCTGCAAATAAGGCAAACACACAAGCAAACACGCAAGCAAACACAACTAAATACAAAGCAAAGCCTACGGACCCAAAAAGGTGGTAATAGGGGAACACGTGCAAAATTACTAAACAAATGTGGATTGTCGGATATTCCCGAGACCAGCCATTGTTTTTCGGATAATACGCATCATACTTGTTGTATGCTAGGTTCTAGAGCAAGGGAATATGCAGATGCAAGTGGTAATCCAATTGGTTCATTAAGTTCCAAGGTTCAAACAATTAAGAATCCTGCTAGAGCAATAAAATATTCTAAAAAAAATAAAAAAGTATTAACGCCATGGTGCACTTGCACAGGTTCGAAAGTATGTACGTTTTACACAGATAAATTTGGAAAAGAAGATGGAACACATATTAAGTTCATTGGCACTTTATCTAGCACTAGCAGTGATTCTCAAGATGAGGAGAAAGCAATAAATAAGCTAGAATTAAACCGGCATAGCACACCGGGAATTACATTATAAATTGACTTTGATAATTTATAAGATGAACTATATCACATTCATAAATCTAGATAGGATTGGTGAACTGGGTAATTCCCCTTCAAACCGTAATCTAACTACTTCCGCCCAGATAAGTAGACCAAAACCTACTTTTGCAATTACATCTAGAATATTATAACTCATATTTTTAGTTGTATTTGGTAAAAAATAAACTATTCCATATAGAGACCAAACTATTATGAAAATTGTAAATATCCATTTATTTTTTAATACATCTCCATACCATTGCCAGATATACCAAAATAGCGCAATAAATGGAATAAATCCTAGAATGCATGCTAGCGTGTGATTAATTCTACCGGTTTCCCCTAGAAAACCGAATACAAGCATAATAAAATTTAACAGAACTATAACACCTAGTCGGTCGTATTGGAATTCAACTTGGGCTGGTTTATTTTCATTGCTAGAGCTGGATTTTACATCATCTGATATATTATTATTCCCACTATTACTATTATTCTTAAGGTATTGTAAATATAGAGTGAATGAAATAAGTAATAACGGTGTAGTAGCAAGCCAATCTAGATATCGAAAATGTGTTAGACCACTATAATTGGGTGGATTTATAAAGCCCAGTAAATTATTATATGCAACACTAGCAATTATATTGACAGTAGTTTCAATAGCTAGAATATATTTCAATACTTGGTAATTTGCGGGAAAATAACTAAATACTTCAAATGCAGTAAGGGCACTTGAACCTGCTAGAAATATATATGCAAAATAAAAAGAGACCTCAAATAAAGAAAACATTCCTATCTACAAATAAATAATCTATTTTTTATAATAAATATTTATAATTTATTTATTGCTAGCCAAAATTTTACATAATTTATTAGCTATTAGCTATGGTATTACAAATAGCACGATTAGAAGGAAATGCTTGTAGTAAAAAAATAGTGTGTTTCTAGCATAACTAAATTTTACAATGTAATACATTACAATATTAAATCTTTTCCACCTTAACAAAATCAATTTTCTGATTGGTCTTAAGTAGTTCTTCGCGACCAAATTTTTTATAATTAAATGTACACTCATGGGTTTCTGGCATTCTATGTTTGGCACAGTATTCTTTCTGGCAGCGGCATATAAAAGGCATAATGCCTAGTTTCTTAGTGCAGCCGTCAATATTACATCTACCGATACTCGACTTTTTCTCACAAATAATTGTGCCTAACTTGGATTCATGATTAAGTATTTCAGCCATTTGTTTTGTAATAAATACTAAACACAAAGACCAAACACTATTTCGAAATAATTCATTCTAACATCACAAAAGAAATCAATTTTATAAAGGAAAACACAAAAATATCTGAAAGAATGACAAAAATAAAGTAAAAATATTTATATTTCAGAATCATTATATCTAGGTGGTGGAATACTAGAATCGTGCTGATAATCCGGTACAATATCATTTCCCGTATTATTAGCTGGATATACTTGTATAATTACTGACATCGGTGTCATATCAGGAATTGGTCTATCTGGACGAGTTGCTATAGGTCTTAATCTTTCTTCTGGTGATTGTAAAGATTTATGATCTATACTAGAATTATTTATAGCAAATAATTGGCTGCGTTGTTCTTGATAGGATAATTCATTTAGATTAGTTTGTGATTCTAATATATCTTCTGTCTTATCTAAAATAACAATATTTTGGGTATTTTGGTTAGTTTGGGTATTTTGGTTAGTTTGGTTAGGTTGGTTAGGTTGGTTAGGTTGGTTAGGTTGGTTAGGTTGGTTATTATAAGTTTTTTTATATTTGATCACAAGATAACCTATTGTAAATAATAAAAGCAGAACTCCAATTGCACCACCAAAAATAGTCCCTAAAAATATACCTAAATTACAACCATATGCTTGTGAACCTGGTGGATTAATCATACAATCACACCAATCATTTTTTGTCGCATAATTATTATTGCAATAACGTATTACAAACGAACAACTAGGATATGATAATGTTGCATTACCACAATCAAACTGCGGCATTTTCCAATATATTTTAATTATGTAAACATTTAATTAAAAATAAATGAATGTTTTAAGTCAATTTTTCAATAGCAAAATAAAATACAAAAAATATAACAAAAAACAATAACAAAAATGTAATAAACTGGTTAAGGGATATTCTAGAAGGTGGTCATTAACTCTTCAATTAAATTGGTATAGTGAATAGCATCTGCATTTTTTATGTAAATATTTTGTAAGTTGCTTCCTGGTAAAAGTTGTCTTTTGCTAAGGATGGAGTACCATCGGGATGAAACAATTAAGGATTTAAGATTAGTTATGTTGGCCCCATCTTGTCCTCCAATAGCTGTTAGAAAGGTTTCTTTGTAATCTATATTTAATTGTAAGTATTCTAGGTTTGGAGGTAGTTGAATGTGTCCATTATAATTATTTTTTACATCTAATACTAGCATCTTTAGTAATGGTGGTAAATTCAGAATATTATGTTTGTAATAATGTAATAAAATAAGAACTTCTAAGCTAAGAGGAAGATAATCCAATGATTCATTAAAATTATTACTATTAATATAAAGGATACGCAATCTGGGAGGTAAATTTGCAAGAGAGCCATTAAATAATGGGAAGTTGATAAACAAGATTTCTAGGGTAGATGGTAATTGAATCACCAACTCTGCTAGACTGGCTTCATAAGCATCTTCTTCTATTCTTGTAGTTGTATTATACATTATTGTTTTAGTAGTGTCAATAATTAGGGTTCGTAGAGCGGTCATTTTTGTAATATACTTTATAGGTAAACTTACCCGATTATCGCTATATGCTAAGTAAGTAATCTTATCTAGCATATCGAGTTTATCTAAGTATTCTAAAAAATGCCAACTATGCATACTAAAAGCAGTCCATCTTTTGATAAGCGGTTCCAAGTTAGCATCTGCTAGTTTCTTGATTATAATATCTAAATCTACTCGCTTATATCTATTCTCACGTTCGTCTTCAGGATGCCATTGCCCTCCACGATTGAAACATAGAGTACCTTGCTTATTGAATGAGATTAAATGATGGTCGATACAATAGAAATCGCAAACTTCAGAAGTATTTATAATTAGTTTAATTGAATGCCGCCAATCCATAACTGTAAATGTGACAACGCAAAACTAAATGCAAGTCTAATACAAAATGAAAACACAACAAGTTGCAATGAATGCTATTATATCAATATAATAACAAATCAATTTTTATTATCTTTAATCATTTATTTCTGTTATTTAGGTTAAAAACAAAAGCGATTAATGGATTTAGCATTATGTTCTTTTCCAATTTGGCAAATCATCTAGTTATTAAATTATATATTACCATTGTAATGCAATGTAATGCAATGTAATGCAATGTAATGCAATGTAATGCAATGTAATGCAATGTAATATAAAAAAGAATATAATAAATCTCTTCTAGAATATATCTTATTTAGAATGGCTGCCAGAAACAAAAAAATAAAGCAACCTTCCGATTCAGATACCACACAAGTAAATCCAATGCCGAAAACCAATAAAGCTGGAGCAAAATCTACTCAATTATTCACACCATCGCTAGAACAACAAGCTATTATAAATGCAATCAAGAACGGAAAAAATGTTGCAGTTAATGCAGTTGCAGGTTCAGGAAAGACAACTACTATACTTGGCTTGGCGAGTCAATGTCCTGAACGAAAAATATTACAAATAACATATAATCGTGCGTTAAAGCTAGAAGTAGAAAAGAAAGCTACACAACATAAATTAAAAAACTTGAAAATACTTACATATCATGGTCTAGCTTGTTCTTTTTATGATTATACTGCTCGTACTGATGAACGAATTGCCGATATTCTTTCCAAAGCAGCACCATTAAATCCATTAAGTAAATCCCCAGATGCACTAACATTTGATATAGTGATAATTGATGAGGTACAGGATATGACTCCACTATATTTCGAATTAGTTCATAAATGGCTGCAAGATATTCAATGTCATGTAGTGCTAGGAATAATGGGAGACCATTTACAAGGTATTTATGGATTTAAGGGTGCAGATGAGCGGTTTTTAACTCTAGGTGAAAGTATATTCCAATCACACCAACCAATGACACGATTGACTTTGAATACGAGTTATAGATTAACACGCCCTATGGCGGCATTTGTTAATAATGTATTACTAGGAGGACAACAACGTATAAATGCAATTAAGGATGGTCCACAAGTATCTTGGGTACAATATCCAAAGGGTATGTCTAGTTTAGGTATTTCTCATCTTACTAAATATATATCTGAATTAATAATCGATAGGCTAAATACAACGGATCCAGAAAAAAAACTTGAGCCGGATGATATATTTATTCTAGCATCAAGTATTAAATCTCGGGGTGCAGAATCTGTTCGTGAATTAGAGAATGCACTAGTAAGTGCAGGTATACTTTGTTTTGTACCAATATCAGAAGAAGCCAAGCTAGATGAACGTATTATAAAGGGTAAAGTGGTATTTACCACGATGCATCAATCTAAGGGTCGAGAACGGAAATTAGTGATAGTCTATGGATTTGATTCATCGTATTATGATATTTTTAGGTGCCGTGATAATACTGCCACATCGAAGATATGTCCCAATTTGTTATATGTAGCGGCCACACGGGCTTCTCAAGAACTAATCTTGGTCGAACATCTAGATACGCATTATCCATTACCATTTCTGAATTTAACACATACTCAAATGGCTGCAACTTCATATATTCTGATAAAACGACATTTTAATTTAGACAATAGTAAAAAGCTAGATAAAATTCTGCCACTAGATGATAAATCTAGAGATAATGAATCAGGAATCAAAATACCATCAAAGAGTGTTTCAGACTTAACAAAATTTATAGATGAAAGAACTCTAGCAATTTTATCAACTATGATAAATCAGGTTTATACTATAGAAACATCATCATCACCTGATACTAGTGCGGAAATACCTAGTGATATAAAAACAGGCCCTCGCACATATGAACAAGTTGCGGATATAAATGGGCTTACTATACCAGCACTATTATTTTGCGAGTCATCTTCATCTATTACACCCGAATTATTACGAACTGATCGCAAAAATTACTTATGGAGATATCTAATGTATAAGTATTATCAGAAAACTAGTGATGCAAAACGAAATAGTTTTATTAGGTCATATATTAATAAGATAATGGTTAATGGTTTATCATCAAATGATATGTGGTTATTGCTAGGTAATATATTCATTAGTGCTAATGATGGATATAATTATAAACTAAAGCAAATTACCCAATATGATTGGCTTACTCCGAATATGATTACAATTTGTCATAAGAATATTAGAAATAATATATCACAAGAAACAGCATCTAGAGCAATATTTGAACTGGAGTTAGGTTGTGATTTTGATGGTATAAGTTCTTTTTACTTATTAGACCATCCAATATACGGAAAGATACAATTGCGTGGGCGAGTGGATTGTATTACGGATTATACAGTATGGGAGTTTAAGTGTATGGAATCTCTCAATTTAGAAAGTATGTTGCAATTAGCAATATATGGATGGATATGGAAACGTATGATTCTAGAACACAATGAAAATAAAGAAAGAATTGCACAATTAATAGATAATCAAGTTATCCAGACCAACGCACAAATTACACAAGTAGCACATAAAGTAGAGAATAGTATGGAGGGGTATGATGCGTATTTAGAGAAAGCACATAAAACAACACGAGATGATTTGCTTTATTTAAGAACATTTAAGTTGATGAATATAAGCACAGGTGAAGTACGAGTACTAGATACTAACAATAATTTAATCAATGATATAATGGAAACTATTCTAGCGGCTAAGTTAAGAATTAAAGAGCCACAAACTGATGAAGCATTTGTTAATGAATCGCATTCTAGAATAAAAAAATATATATCAACAGATTTTCATCGTGCGGAATCTGTATTTCAAGAACTCGATAGTGATGATAGTGTATCATTCGATGCATTCGATGCATTCGATGCATTTGATACGCAAGGAGAACCAGATATGCCTAATCATACAGAATCAGATTTAGAAAAACAATTAACACTAACAGAATTTGATTTTTAGATTTGACATATTTGACATATTTGATATAAAGAATCTAGCATAACCAAATTATAAAATATACAAAATTATTACATTAAAAATGCCATATGGTTTGATGCAACTAATCTCAATAGATAATAATCATCAAATGTCTGCTACTGCAGATAATCAAGCCACTGCAGCAGAAGCATTTGATATTGCTAATTATGAATTTAAAAATAATAAAGTTTGTTTACCTAGGGATCATGATATCCTTTAACCGGTTTTGAATTTTTAAAAAAATCCAAAACGGTTATGCGGATAGCGGTGAAAAACTAAAGTTTTCCACCTTTATTGCATCCCTAATTTATGGCGTTAAAACGCCAATAACCGTTTAAGGGATAGTTATGCCTAAATTTTTATTAATAAATTTACCATCACCAAAAATACTCGGACTCACTATGTGTGATTATTATATTGCCGATTTATTGGAAAAATGGTCGTTTAATCTAGAAGTTGGTGGAAGACATATTATATCTATCCCATTTTTAGTTATGAATGCTTTAGAATCTTATTCGATAACACCAAATAATAAGCCTAAATTAACAATACCATTTGAAAAAGTATTTTCATTTAGCAATGGTATTCCGTCGCTATGTTTAGGATGTAGTGAAGTTTATGTGAGATTAATAAAAAATCAACCAAATACCGATGATATTATCAGTGGTAAAATAATCTGCAGTGGTAAATATTTAGGCACAAATGAACGTCGTATAATGTTTGATAATCATGTTTCCAATAATAATAATACTACATATATTAAAGAAATCCATTCATTAAATCTAGACTCACAAACTACTAGCAAAGAATTTGATATAAATGGATTTGGGTTGTTGAATGGTATTATATTTCAGATAACAACACCAAACACCACGCTAGAAAATATTAGTAAAATAAATATATTATTAAATGGTCATTCTAGATTAGAATGGGATACAGATTTATTAAATTCAATGGCTCATCGCTTATCACCAAAGTCATTTTATATAAATCCAAATATGAATGGTGTGAGTTTGCTTTCACCAATAGATACTAATACATTGAATCTTTCTAGCTTTAAGAGTTTTCATATAAGTATTGAAACTGATCTAGAAACTGGATTTAATATATCCGCACACTTTATAGTTAACAACAAAATTACATTTATAAAGGGTATGATGGGTAAAGAAATACGTAAGAATTTCATTATTAATAATCAAGCTAATCAAGCTAATGTTATTTGGACATTTGCAAAATTTACACGCATATTTTTTTAGATAAAATTTATGTTCTTAGATACTAGAGGAACTGAATTTTTCAGAATATTTACAAAAAAAAATCAAAAATTGAATAATTTAAATTATTTATTAATAAATATAATTACAAAATGCCACGTATCTCAGTTGAAAAAGCAAAGTGTGAGCTTTGTGCACTCTTGCGCAAACAACAGCGAAAGCTACAGCAAAAACAACAGCCTTGCATGTCTTGCAGAAATCGCAAGGTAGCTATGAAACAAAGGCGAAAAACTGTTGAAAAGTTAACACCTTTTGCAATGGAGCCTAAGATTAAGACTAATACTATAGGTTTTGGAGTGGAACGCACGCAGCATTTGTATCCTAAAGAGACTACCAAAAAGGAATTGCAAAAACATATTAGTGATGCAGTTCCCGTGATTGCACCCGTGATTGCGCCTGCTTGTATCATTAAACCACCAATTGATAGCCAGACACAACTTGGTCTAGTTTTAAAGTTTCTTAGCGAAACAGGTGGATCGCGTATGCCAATGGACAAATTACCACAAAATGTCTAAGCAAACTAAACACAACTAAATAAAATATTTTATTATTTTTATTATTTTATTATTTTATTATTTTTATTATTTTATTAATATTTTATTAAAAATGAGATAAAAAATGAGATAAATAGGTAAGTAGGTGAGTAAATGAATTAGTCGTGTGTTGATAATTGATGTTATTGTTATAGTAAATTAAAGACTGTAATCATATTTTCGGTTTCCTGGTTAACATGACCCGCACCACTACGAACTGTTGCCAATATCTTTTCCAGACATTCACTAGAAACATAAATTTCCGCATTGCTACTCTTCCGGCCGCGGCCCGCTCGGCTCATCAATTGATAAAGCGTATTCAGACTATGTGCGTGTGCAAATTCGGGCGTGATAATAACACCACCAATAGGATAATCTGTTCCATAGCAGATGCTGGAATCAGTGACTAATGTTTCAACATTACGTTGACTAGTAAGTTCCAATGAAGTATTTAGATAATCCTCGTCTTCATCAGGTGAGGTATCAGGAGCAGCATAAAAGCAGACACCACTCAATAGCCCTAGTTTCACGTCTTCAGTAATATGGAATTCATCTAGCATATTAGCATCTAGAGTATTAGGAATTCGAAATTTAGAAGAATTCATAGTATCTAATGCGTGTTTTGAATATTTGTTAATGTGAGAACGTGTATTAATCTGGCAATCATCAGGATAAACCAAACTAGGTCGGGAATCTGCGTGTTCGCTCAGTTTCTTAGACAGTTCATCGGGATTTTTTATCTTCTTTTCCAATGCATCACGGCCGGCTTGCCAAGCATCTAGACGTTGCTCGTAATCTCCCTGTAATCTAGAAAGAGAAGTAATCTTCTTTTTAACATCATCTAGAAGACTAGAATACCCATCTTGCATTATTTTTCGAGGAGTGTCAGAAGCAATTAGATTAAGATATGGAAAACGCCACGCTTCTTTAGTACCCAATTTGCCAAAATCAATATCAGTTGGTGGAGGTGGGGGTGATTTTGGAGTAGCTTCTGATGATGAGTTGAAAGCAACTTCCTCTTCACCATTTTTAATTTTCTTATTAGAATCTACATCATCGACATCAGACCCATCAGAATCGGCATCAGAATCATCATCAGATTCATATTCAATAGGTTCGCTACTGCATATCTCCGCTATCTCAGAATCATCTAATTCTAACATAGCTTTCAAAATATCTAGACTGACAGTACGAATCTTATCTGGAAATAAATTATCCACATCATTGAAAACGCGCATTATCCGAGGTACCTTTGCTACAAATGCTTTGTTCTCATAACCAACCGCACACGCGCGTTCATAGAGGTCTTTAGTGCTGATTGGTGTATATAGTTTTCCAAGAAACGGATTATTATTGATATGGGTAATAGCACTTGCCAATTCTTCCCGGTTCTTGATACCTATATGCGGTGTGATAATACTGCCATCAAACTTTCGCAAATTGCAGCAACTATATATTTCGGCACTAGTATTATCAATGAACTCTGCATCTGGAAATCGCGCCCGATGATGTTCAATAAATACCTGTGCCTTTTCGGATTCATAAGGTAACGTAGCGCTGGAAAATATCGACCATTTAGGTGCTGCTTTCATTACCGCCATATTAACCTTTAACTGTGGTGAATCCGCAGATTCGGCGTACATAGTAGGCTCATCGTGTAATAGGATAAACCGTTGGCTAGCATTTGGTGCTTTTTGTAGAATCTTCAATGCTATATCTGTAGGGCAAATTATTACTAACCTATCCTTAATGGATTTGCAGGTATCACTGTTTGAAAATCGCATATTGACATCTACACAATCACGATCTTCCGCAATTTCTTTATTAGCTTTTAGTAGGACTTTTTTGGCAATATCAGGATTGGCGGGTATATTTCTTTTGGCACCAATGCCAAATGGATAACCGGAATGATAGAGAAGTTGACCCCAGCGTGTAATTACTGGAGTGACATCACATGTCGCGATTATTTGTAGTTCTCCAAATACGCTATGGAATTTCTTACGAAGCAATTCTACTGCAGCAGCCATATTGATAATACTGGATGTCTTACCAGAATTAGTCATAGTTCGATAGAACATCAAAAATCCTCGTTTTAAGGTTTCGGCAGTAAGTAATGTTTCACTTACCTTAATCTGATGTGGAAATCCAGTTCGTGCTTTCTTGGGAAGATATACATCTAGAGGACATCCTAGAATTAGTTCGCTTGCTTTAGTATATAGTGTAACACCATTATAATCATATGCCTTAATAAGTTGATTCTGCAAACTCTGTAAATCTGATATCATTGTGGGACTAAATTCCATACTGGAACGTGGATTTGCGACATTATAACCTACATATCCATCGCATAATTTATTAAGTCTTTGTAGAGATACAATAACACTGAGTGGAAAGATGAAATTCTCCATCGCAATGTAATTACTTTTATAGGATAACAAGTGCCAAGCCATATAGATGAAGCCAATTGCTCTCATCTCTAGAACATCAGATTTTAAAATTGCTTCTCCTGGCTGAATATATGTTTCATAGTTCAAAGAAGCTAGAATTTTATCTAACCGCTCAGTTAATTTGTCAATTGTAGCGCGTTGTAATATCAATTCAGTTTTAGTAGGTGGCACATCCTTTTTCTTTTGGCTTTTAGCTCTACTATCCGTCTTTTCAGGTTCTTGGCTTTTAGGTTCTTGGCTTTTAGGTTCATTTGAATTTGCTGTGGCCTTGCAAAGCTCACATCCAGGTAGTAAATTAATCTTCTTAGCATTAGGTGTTTTAAACTTAATCATTTTTTCACGCATTACTAGATATAAATTATCACCATAACATCCATATTTATCATCGGAATTAGTGGATACGTAGGATTTAGCGTTATATCCAAGACTAGTAGAATTAGTAGAATGTACGGTAGCTTTAAGGGCATCAATAATTTCCATATCAAACTCACTAGGACGTTGGGCAATAGATTCCCACATCTTGCGAATAGAATTGGAACTCTCAATCTTATGGGTTTTCCCACTGACTTTGAAATCTTGTTCTTCCATTGCAAATCAGATATTTGAGCTCTAGCGAAAAGAATAAAATATAAATGAATATTATAAAAATAATAAGTCAATTTTTTATGTGAAAAATTAGAATTTATCCTTTATTACCTAAATTATATTACCTAATTATCTTTCATACTAACTTCTTCTTTTTTACAAAGTGCTTCTAGTTGAGAATAATTTATATTTTGCCTATCACCAGTTTTATTTATATTTACTTCTCGATCCACATTCTGAATAGTGTTTTTAACTAGAATGATAATTTTAGAATGGACTGCTTCCATCATATGGCTAAAATGAGTTAAATGCTCATTGTTTAATAATTCATTTGGTATACCATCATAAAAAGAATCTTCTAATGAATTAAGTTCTTTTTTAATTGCATTCAATAATTTTAAGTTAGATGTTTTGTCCATTGGTCTAGAAATGTATATTATCCCTAGAAAATCATTTTATGATAATTACCAATAAATTACGCTTCATTATTATTATTTTCATCTCGGATTGATTTAGATTGGCTTTGAGATTGGCTGTGCGATTTACTTATTTTTGCCGCAGAATCTTCATTTATATCTATATCTTCGGCATCTCCATCATCATTAAAATCAGGAATTGCTGCAATAGATGGGTCATCAAACAAATCACTAAAACTATTTCTTAATTGATGTATTTTACTAGCGCTTAACCGTGTATTACGTTGGTCTTTGCTGTGTCGACCAATCACCTTTTTCTTTTCCTTAAGTATCTCGGCTATTTCATCGCAAATTTCATCCTTATGCTTATGTTCCGTATTAATACTAAATTGGTCGGCTGCAATTTGTTTTATCTTTTTAACAGAAAACCCACCCCTGTTAGGTGTTTCTTTGCAATTATTAATATCTCCAGGATAAATCATAGTATTTTTATATCCCTTTTCTCCAAGTTTATATTCCGGTTTTTCAATTTGCAATTTCTCTTTAACTTGTTCCGGCAAGATATCTTCATCTGCTTTAATACGATTTATGTTGTCCCTTATATGAGCACAAATTTGTGGCTTATTCATATCTTTTAGTTGTTCTTCAGCAATATTATAGTAATTGATTGCAAGTTCCTTCAAATCATTTAGACTATAACCACCTTTACTTTCACCATTTTCGCAATCTTCAATATTCTTTTGATAGGCTTTTATACGGTCTTCATCCGTAATCTCTTTCCCTCGTTTCTTAAATTCACGATATTTAGCATTAATAATACGACATAATTCGGGCTTTTGTAGTGGTTCACCAGTTGATTTTGTTAATTGTGTGTATGGTATTTTGAGATAATTCTTACCGAAATTATATAATTGCTGACGCTTATATCCACCTTTTGATGGTGTAATAGTACCACTACAATTATTTGGTATGTAGTTTTCAAGAGTTATTTCAAAGGTTTTTCCTCCATCTTCACCTTCACCATCATCGCCTTCCCCTTTGGCATTCACTTCGGCAATAGCATC